CCTCAGCGGAGTTTTCCAGACAGCAACTGAGGCAGTAGGCCCGGATTGCTTTAGCCGGGCCCTTTGGCTGAGGAAGGTTAGGTTTCTCCATCTTTTTTCCCCCTTCCGACGAGTTTGAATGCCTGACAGGGTTTCTTCCTCTTACAGCCGTCACACTTGGTGACTTCGAAGTTCGGGTTTACAAGCTCAACCTGAACCGGAATCCCTACCTTGCACTGGAGGCAGAGCATAAGAACGCCTGAAGTACTCATGCCAGCCCAAACACTTTCTGAACGTACGCAAGCTGGCCGACATCAATTCCGCTGTTGGCCTTCTTGCTTTTTGCTGAGAGGCTTGCTACTGCGTTCGCCTCCTTGGCCTTCTGGATGATCTTGGATTTCTGACCGGACGCCCACTCATGAAGCTTGTTCTTCCAGTCCATGATCTGCCCTCTGAACATGAAGTTCTGTTTACCGTAGTAGTCATAGAACTTCACGGTATCCACCTTTCCAATCAGGTCTTCTTCCATGCAGTACGCAACAATATCTTCATAAGTTGGCTTCTGTTCAGACATCGAACCATCCCTCCATTCCTTTTGGTAACTCCGGGTATTCCACCGGAGGCTTTAATTCATCCGGGTCAATCGCAGGAACCGCATCCATCGGATTTGTGGGAATAACTTCAGCTCTAACTGTGATCTTTCCTCCGGTGACCCACTCACCTGATCGAAGCTGAGTGTTCGCCGCACGAACGGATTTAATGGAGACGACGCGAAATGCGCCGTCTTCCCTTATTCCCGATGGTACGTTCGTGACTGAGATTCCGATTACAGGCTGTCTCGGCCCGGGGTTCTTCAACTGAATCACCTCATACGGGCCTTTCTCCGACTCGCCTTTGTAAATCTTCCGGGCAATGTAAACACTGCCCACAGCCATCATCGTACTCATATACTGATCGTCACCGTCTCCTTCTCAACGTCGTAGCCTCTGACATCCTTCACTTCCTCCGCAGTCTGGAGACCGCAGAGGAGATCGGGGCAGAAGGTACGAACGAAGAACGCCGCCGCCCTGTAATGGAACATCAGGGTCGGCATTGTCTGCCACTTGGAACCGTTCTTTCCAAGCCAGCCCTCGGCCTTGACCATATCCCAAGTAACCGGAGGGCCGTCACAGACCTTATCATCGGACAGCCGGGTGGCCCTTGCGAACCAGCCCTTTTCATTTCCGTTCTCATCCGTCAACTGGATGAACTCAAGCGGGGTGTATCTGCCGGAGCCATTGGTGACTGCGATACAGAACTGACCAGACCATGCCGGGCGTCCCTTCACGATGTACAGATTCTGCATAACGTGGAGAGGGGAGAGGCCCATTCGCTGAGCCATCTCAAGGGCAATCAGGCAGTTGGCAGGCTTGCCTTTGTACGTCCCTTCCGGTACGAGATCGGAGCTTGCCAGAACCTTGGACATATAGTCCGCAACCTTGAACTGCTTGGGATCATTCCAGATCGTCCTTGGGCCGTCCGGGATCATCTGCTTCTGCTCAACGAGAGCGTTGGCATCCTGCTGTGCAACTTCCTGCTCAGGGGCGGTTTTTACTTCGTCCATAATCAATCCTCCTCATCATCCATCATTCCCTCGGCTTCTTCCATCACTGCGCTGGCTATCTGTGCGAGAATCATTCCGGGGCTGGCATCACCACAGGCCTCAAGAAACTCTTCGGTGTCGATCTCGTCGTTCTGGAATTTCTTCCAGAGAGCCGCGATGTCCGCCTTGGGCTTCTTCTTGGACTTCTTGTTAATCGGCTCAAGGGGAGAATTCAGCTCGTCGATATCCACGTCGTAGTTCTTAACGAGGTCTTCGCCTGCGTCGGCAACGGCGTTGCCCATGATCTTGAAGCAGTTGATTCCGTCCTGAAGGTTGCTCTTCGCCATCTCCTCAACCAGATGACGGACGCCGGATGCCATCTCAGCTACCAGAACGCTACCAGTACCCCGAATTTCCATGTGTCCTTTGTCGATCTTAATCATGCTTTTTAGTCCTCCTAATTTTGGATTTTTTTATTGCCTCGTGCATCGTCAAGCACGCTAAGGCCAGATCATCGTCAAACTCAATCGGGATGAGCTTGTACGTTCCATCCTTCTTGAGCTGTAATATCCAGAGCTCCTCAACGGGCTCCTCTTTCCAAACTGCCAGTTTGTACAGGTTTAACTGGGCTCTGTACGAAACCTTGTGAAGCCCGGATATGGACTGCGTTGTCTTGATATCCAAGATCACAGGCTTACCGTCCATCCATCCAAATCTGTCTACCGTTCCTGCATACAGCTTTTCATTGCAGACGGCCCATTCGATCTTCTTCCACTCCGGGTTCTTGTCCTTGAGAAACTGGACGTATGCTTGAACGTACGGAGCGATATCCGATTCGATTTCAACTGAGCCGAATTTGTCTATGGCCTCAGTTGCCTTGTGAACCTTGGTTCCTCTGGTAGCGGCATTGTCTACCATGTACTGGGGAGCATCCGAGTACAGCTCCCTTGTAATGAACCGAACCAGTTCCGATACCGAAGGAACCTCTTCGCCGTCTACGGTATATCTGTGAGTGTCGTCATAAAACAGAAGCTTTGCCATGACCGCTCCTTTCAATCGACATCGTAATAGTCGTCGTCATCGAACATCCGCTCTTCTTCCTCATCCTCGAGGTCGGAGTATCTGTCTTGGTAGGTTCTGTACGCTACGTATTCGGGCTTAATGTAATCAGGGCAATCGAACATCTTTTCATCCTCCTTGATGTATTCTGTATATCAGCCTGTCCTTGAACTCTTCTGCCGTGATACCGAGTTTGATGCAGATGGTGATTAACTGGCCCAGCTCCCACTCATCTGTATGCCGTTGCTTTATCATGCAACTCCATGTGTTTCTGCTGAGTCCTAACAGCCCGGCCATCTGCCTGTCTGTTTTGTGAAGGGCATTCTGTCGTTCAAGTATCAGTGCCTTGAGAGCGTCCTTCCTCAAAGGGCCGTCTGATCTCCTCATAGTCAATTCCTCTCGCTTCGCAGAATGATCGAATAGCCGAGTCTATCTTCTCCATCGCTGAGTCCGTGTTCCGCTTGGAGTTGAGAATCCGGGAGACGTACTGCCTTCGGACTCCTGATTCAGCCGCCAGTGCGTTTATCGTCAGGCCGATTCGGTGCATCGTACCAACCGCCCAACCGTTCCATTCGGGTAAAACCATATACATTTGACATCTTTCCTTTCCAAATTATGTTGACATCTGACCACTTTAGGGATATACTGGAGTAGCACATCAATCGAGGATACCCATATTATAGTGCTCTTATGACCACCCTTCAAGAGTACGTTTGACTACTTTAAAGGCGGGCTTATGCAATGACTACCTTCGATGGCTTTCTCCAGAGATGCAAGGCGAGAGGTGAAGCTCCCTGTCACGCCCTTGAGGCCGCAGGAGTTTCCAAGACCTACTACTCCAGATGGAAGAAGAACCCGGATTGGCAACCTACCCTTACCGTTCTCAGCAGGCTTGCTTCTTATTTCGGCTGTTCTTACGATGACATCCTTCATCCAGACCGGATGCCGAGTAAGACAACCAGTCTCCTCATGACGGCTGTGTATAGCCTCAATGAGGATCAGCAGGCTTTCCTGTTACGCTTCATTTCGTTCATGAAGGATGAGTGGAAATGAAGTGCCGAATCTGTAAGCGGGAAATTCCTGACAATTCCCTCTACTGCAACTGGTGTGGTGTTTACCAGTTGAAGCGAAAGAAACAATCCGTTACTGTACCGAATCCTGTTCAGCTCCCATCCGGGGCTTGGCGTATTCAGCTCAGGAAAGAAGGGATATCCGTCACTGATACCAACAGGGACGAGTGCATAGCTGAAGCCAAGCGGAGAAGAAAGCAGTGGATAGAAGACGAGGCGGCAGGACTTCACATCCCACCGCCTCCGGTCGTCACTCTGCAATCTGCTATGGAAGATTATATCGCCTCCCGTAAATCCACCAGATCGCCTAACACCCTCCGTGGTTATAAGACGATTCTTGATAACCGATTCGGGCCGTTTATGGATACTGACATCAACTCTCTGGATACCCAGCAGATGGTCGATTACGAGCTTGACAAAGGGCGTGCCCCCAAGACCATCCGCAATGCCTGGGGGCTTGTTGCCAGTACGCTCAACTACCACAAGGTGCAATTTGAACCACCCTGTCTCCCTCGGGTACCCAAGTCTGAGCGCAACTGGCTCGACTATAATCAGATCATCTCCTTCCTTTCCGCCGTCCGGGGTTCGCCCTTTGAGCTTCCCGCCCTCCTTGCCTTGCACTCTCTTCGCAAGTCTGAGCTCCTCGGACTTCGCCCATGTGATTACGATTCTTCTTCTCAGGTTATCCACGTCCGTGGAGCTCTCCACAAGGTCGACGGCGCTTATGTACGCACAGACCTCAACAAGAACGATACGTCCAGCCGTGACATCCCGGTCATCATCCCACGGCTTACTGAGCTTCTTAAGACAGCCGATATGAGCGGGGAGTACATCGTTACCTGTACCCGGGAACGGCTGTACATCAACATCAATTCGATTTGCAGGAAAGCCAACCTACCGGAGACCGGAGTCCACGGACTGAGGCATTCCTTTGCGAGCCTTGCCTACCATCTGGGGTGGAAGAAGCAGTCTACCATGAAGATCGGCGGATGGCGTAACAGCACCATCTTGGATGAGATATACACCCACAACGCTGATCTTCAGGCAGACGTCAATACGATGAAGGACTTCTTCGTGAGTAAAACGTGAGTAAAAACGATGCACAGAAATCTGTGACTTTGCCCAGACTTCTGTGCATATGCCCAAGAACTTGACACCATACCCATTTACATGGCCTTTATTTTGGGCCGGGCAGGCTTTGGAAAACCGCCAAATCCACGGTTTAGGGTTCAAATCCCTCCTTCTGCGCCAGTTTTACGGGCGATTTTAGACCCGTGAGTAAGACCGTGAGTAAAACGGCGATTTTCACAACATAAGAGAGAGTAAGTTATTTAATATATATACTATATTGCTTCGCAATATACTGGTATATTATAACTTACTCTCTCTTATGTTAGTCAGGATCGCATTTCGTCCACTCGTCCGGCTCGATCTCCTGCCAAAACCGGAACTCATAGTGGAATGTCGTCTCCCCGCCCAAGACTCTATCGACTACGGTGAGGATATCATCCTTGTCACCCATGCCGTTCAGTTTCCCGGAAGAAGCCAACCGAGTCAGCTTTTTTGCACCGGGTTTAAACTCATGAATGTCATGAGAATTTGTAATGTCATAACCGAAGATACCCTTCACGGGCTCATCCTCTTCGATCTCATCCCAATCCTCATCGAATTCGGGATGCTCCGTACAACCGTGGGCCTCTTCCCACGCCATCTCGTCCAGTTCGTTATACCGCAGTTTTCGCATTCTTCTGTTCCTCCTCATAATCTAAGATTTCCTGATACTGGAGCTCAAACAACTCCCACACATCCGGCCCATATAACTCCGGGTTGTACATCGCACGCTCCTTTCTTAGTCCTCGATACTGATTACAAACTGCCAAGGTACACAGTGCCAAACGTCATCAGTCATGAAGTTGCACATCGGTGTGAGATTTCCCTCGAGGATATCCTCTCGATCTTCATCGCTGATTTCATCTGGCCCCAAAGTACACAGAATACAATCCGTTTCGGACGTTTCGGTGTTCACCATCTTGTTGCTTCGATAGTATGTGATCTTCATCAGGATACTCCTTTCTTGCTCAGCCCTCTCTCAGCAAGCGGTCAATCTCCTTGTCGGCGGCATCCGCTTCTTCTTTGCATTTGCGGTACATCCGCTCCCAGTACCCCCGCTCATTTTCCAAGGCCTGATTCTGAAGCTTGAGGTCTTGGAGCTCTTCCTCGTACTCGGCCTCAATCTTCTTGCGGAGCTGGAATTCGATCAGGGTCTTATACTCCTCAACTTTGATGGTAATATAGCGTTCGTCCATTAGAATTCCTCCTCTTCGTCTTCATAGATAGATGTGATACAGCCCGGAAAGTTCTGTTCAACCTTCCGGGCCACTTCATATGCTTCTTCTTCAGTTTCGTAGGACTCAGACCAGTAGAGCTGGCCTCTATCCCAGTCTCTCTCGGTCTTATAGACAACCAGTGTGTACTTATACGCCATATCAAATCCTCCATACGGCCTCAACGGCCTTGTCAATCAGCGGGTGACCGTTGACCACAGACAGCAGTCTGTTTTCCCGCCAGTTCTTCGTCTCACGAATCGGGTTGCTGTGGTCTGCGTAATCCGCCACAGCCTGAAGGAATCCCCACTTCGTGTCGAGGAAGTCGTGGAGATCAGGAGCGAACGTGCACTGAATAATTTCCTCACGAATCTGCTCATTAGTACGCTTCTGCCTATCCGATGCGTTCTCCGGCAGAGCGAGCATCATATCCAGAGCCTTCTGTACATCGGGCTCATAGAACGGCTCATTAGCCCAGTAGTCCGCCATAGCCTCCAGATTGTTCAGATACGCATCCATGAGGCCAAGGGTCTGCCGTGCGGCTCCGATCTTATCGGATACACTCCCTTTGTGAATCATGCTCCACTTTCTTTTGGCGGTCTTCGTGATGAAGTTGAGCTGGTTATTGCACACCATCCTATTTGGGGTGATACAAATCGTCACGGCTCCACTGCCGTCGTGGGTGTTAATCAATACGATGTACGGGGTATACGCATCACCCACAATCGCCCGCTGTGGCATCCTCGCCACAATCCAGAAGACAGTGTAGTTCTTGGCGCATCCTGCCACTTCGAATTCCAGCCCTTCACCGATCAGATAGTCAAGGGTTTCAGCGGACTGGGCATTCTGAACGACGGAGTACCGACTGCCCACAATCGCAAGAGCCTCGCCTGTGTCATCTCTCACATTGGCCTGATAACCGGGGATGACGAGGCCTCTCTGATCGTATACCGGAGTCTGTACGATATTGAAGTTGGCTCCTGCCAATTCCACGGCCTGCGCAGAGGTCATTGCCTCCTCTACGCAAGTCCCGATATGCCACGGCTTCTGACGGACGGTCACGATGTTGTCGATTTCAAAGCTCATTACATTACCTCCTCAATTTTTTCGGGCATTCTACCATTCTCCACAAAGTATTCGATTGCGTCCTGAACGTGCTCCATGTCTCGGATGCGCTCGTTAAGCCAAAGCAAGTCGGCCTGAAGAGCTACCGTGTATTCCTCCTCAAGCTCCTCAGATATTGTTTCGCTTGCGCTATACATCAACTGGAGAATTGTGTCGGCTACAGTTTTGATATCCATAACGGCCTCCTTATGTGTGGTATTCAATCTTCACGAGCCATTTGGTTCCGCATGGCCCCTTGTATTTGACAGCGAGATTGTCGTACCAGCCAGCGTCATTTTGATCAATCCATTCGCAGGCTTCATCGAAGCTCTTGAATATCTTCTTGTCGAAGAACCGAACAGGCTTGTAAAGCGGGCTCCCACAATCGCTACGATACTTCGCAATGCGGTCGCACTCCTTCTGGATTGCCTTGGGCTGTTTGCGAGACCCGAATTCAACATAATCAATCTGGTGGCTCATGTCTTTCTCCTTTCAGTTGAACATAGATTCTAAGGCGTCTTCCACAAACTCTTCGACAGCCTCCGTGACGGCGCTGTCAATATAGTCGTCGAGTTTGTACTCCAGTACGTTGCCGATTGCCTCCTGAATCTTAGGAGCGAAATTGATCTCGCAGATGGCGTTGACAACCATGTCCTCAATGGACTCTTCGTTTAACTGGGCTTCGATACAATCACGGATAAGAGCGGCAATTTTACTTTTCATTTCGGTTCTCCTTTCAGAATCCATAATATTCACGGAACATCTTCTTGTGCTTACAGGAAGTACGGCTGTAGTATTTAGGGCCGCTAAACTCTTCATACTTCCCGTTTTTGATGACAGCTACTTCACTACCGTAGCTGAAGCAGTGGACGTTGCCATGATCGTCCTCAACAAACTGGCAATTTGGAGCCATGTTGATGAGTTTCATTCTCGCACCTCCTCATAAAGCCTGACGTGCTCGCAGTATTCGTCCCACTCTCCGTAGAGAGCCGGGCCGAATATGGGGCCGTCCATATCTACTGTCGCAATTGTGTGGAGTCCGTAATTATCCTTATAGAAGTACGGCTTTCCACCAGTCCACATACCACCCAATACGAAGAATTGCTCAAGGGCGTATGTTCTGCTTCTGAACCTAAAGTAGTCCAGATAAAGCCCGTCAGTCGGGTCGAATTTGTCCTGATACGGATGATATCCGCTACCATCACAGGCGTAATTCCACAGGCTGTTCCTGCTGTTTGGCGCAAGATTGTGGTTCAATTTGATCCAGCGGCTGATACGCCTCAATTTAGTTCCGTCGGTACAGGTGATAACCTTCATGCGTACCTCCTTTGCTTGCGCTCCAATTCGATGATCTGGCCCATCAGCCAGTCCATTTTCTCTTGGCATCTTTGGTAGCCAGCCTCGGCTTCTTTACGCTCTTTGGAAGTCAGGCTGTGATACGGCATCAATCCGCTTAGCTGTGCCGGAGTAGGGTGCAATACTGCGTAATAGTCATCTTGCAGACAGGACGCACCCCAATGCGCCAGTTCCAGAATCTCCATTTGAGTCATTTGTAACCTCCTCTATCCATTTCGCTGAACAATTTGAAAACGCCCCATATTCCCGCACAAAGCAGGAATATGAGGCTCAGCACTTCGTTGTTACAGATAAGGGCAATAATCAACGCACCTAAAACCAGCGCTTTCATGATCTACCCTCCTATCAGAAGGGCAGATCACCATCGGCGGTAGCGAACGGGTCACCACCGGGAACAGGGGCAATCTCAGGGGGCGCAACAGGAGTCTCTTCCTGCGGCTTCTTATCACCGCCAATGAATTCGAATTCATCAACGATGATCTCCCAGCTACGGCGCTTCATTCCGTTCTTGTCCTCCCAGTCACGGGACTGAAGACGGCCTTCCACCAGAATCGGCTTGCCCTTGAAGAAATACTTCTTCACGGCCTCGGCGGTCTTGCGGAATGCCACGCAATCCATGTAGTCCACTTTGGTATCGCCCTCTTTGGCATACGGGCGATCAACTGCCACGCTGAAGTTGGTAACTGCCAGTCCGCTGTTGCTGGTGCGGAGTTCGGGGTCACGAGTAAGACGTCCAGTGATAACGATTTTGTTCATTTTGATTTCCTTTCTGGCTCTATGGCCGCAAAAAATTTTTATATGCCCGTTTGGGCTGGTGTGGGTGATTTCTATTCCGCCACCCACGAGGCAGTCCCAACGGCACTCACCAATCTACTCTGGCAGACTGGCGAATCCCGTGAATAAACTGTTAACGCACGAGACCTCTATATGATGACTGCTTGCGCATGATATCCACTCCCTTCAATTTGCTTCATCTAACCTACGGGCGCGAATTGATGACCAGAACCACTCAGGATACTTCCATTCAATCATACCGTAGCCTCCTTCTTGTACAGGATTTCATAAGAGATGTCTCTCGCTCCATCCTTCTTCAGGAAGCCCATGTACCACTGAATCTCTTTTGCCGAATCAAACTCCTTTTCACGCACGCAGTACTTACCCTTTGCGTTGATGTAGGAGACAGAAACAACGAGCTCTTTCTCGGTTTTGATCTGCTCGTGACGCTTTACTTCAACTTCCCAGTTAAGTGTAACTACAACACCGTTTTCTGCGTGTACCTTTACGATGGCGACAGGGAAGTTAGGGCGAACCTCTTCTTCCAGCTTCCGCAGAACCGTTTCCAGCTTTGCGGTAGTGGAGAGCGTTTCAGACATCAAGCAATTCCTTGTTTTCAGCTCAACAACATACATTTTTTTCTTCATCTTATTTTTCTCCTTTCTTCCCATGGGCTTATCTTTTGAACAGGTCGGGGAGCCCCTGTTCGCTTATGTCCGTACCACCGAGGTTTCGCGAGACAAACCCGGATGTTGTGCACAAACGGTGAAAGCAAGGGCAGTCTGACGACAGGAGGCTTGGCAAGTTGCACAGGCCGCATCCGATTTGGCGCAAGGCGACAGCCCGAAGCCCGGGTCTCGACAGCACCGGGGCCCGTCCCCCGCAAGGGGCCCGCTGCAGTCGAGACACCGGGTTGCGCACGCGGTTTGTGCCACTTGCACAAGGCGACTTAGGAAGACAACCGCTTTCTCCGTTTTGCACTCGTCCGGGTAGCGAAACCTCTGTGGTACAATAAGCGAATAGGGTACCGGCCTGTTCACAAAGATGAGCCCTCTCTTTTTATTTCTTTATCTATATCTCTATATATATTTATTATTACACCCCAATTTAATTAGACTGTGCGAGAGTACGTTAGAGCCAGGGGGTACGTCTACGCAACGGCGGCCCTCCCGACTCCAGCCAACGCCAGTCCGAAGGGCCGCCCTCGTGTCCACGTTCTCTATACTGTATACTATATGTGTATGTGTGTTTTCTTATATACAGTATATCGACTATTATTCAATTACAATTCGGTCTGTTTAATTCAATTCAATTCGACAATTCAAATTTGTTATTTGAGTTTAATTTGAATTTAAAAATATTATTTTAATTTAATTATTATTTTTTTATATTTTCTGAATGCTCGGAGTGCGCTCCGCCATTCCTCGCATTCTTCGGAGCCTGCTCCGATGTTCCGCACGTGTAGGGAATAAAAGCAGAAACAGAAACCGGGGAGCCGATCCCGGCCCGCCCGGCTGAGAGAACAAAAAAAGAAGGGAGGTTTTCACCTCCCTTCTTTCAGCTCCCTATCTCTTTCATCCTGAAGCTTCCTGTACTCGAAGTACATATCTTCCCAGTCTTCATCTTCCCAGACGGTGCTATTCGGACAGGTTGTGTACCCATCACAGCACTTGCAGTTCACCTCACCACTTGCGATTGCCGCCCAACACATATATATTCCTCCTTTACTTTATTATGGCGGGGGCGCAAGCCCCCGCCCTGTTTCTGTTTATGCCGCCAACAGTTCAGCAAGCCTCTCCTGTACATCCGCACGTTTCACCATTGGAAGTATCCGTGAGAAGTCGAGGTTCACGAATGTCTGGTGCTCAAACCAGTCCGCTGAGAGATCGCCTGCCGCATACTCGAGCAGTGCGCTTGCCACAACCTTCGCTACTAACAGTTCCATGATAGTTCCTCCTTGTAATGTTTTAGGGGAGGGGAGGCTTATGCCTCCCCTGTGTTCCCCGCATATCCCCGCTGGCCCTTGCGGGCCCGCTTGGCCTCGGCCTTGGCGATGTTGTCGCTGTTGATTCGCTTGGCCATGTTCTCCTCGCCCTTGAGCTCGGCGGACGCCGGGGCGAGAATCTTGACCTTGTACCATACCCGGACGAGCCCGCTCTCGTCGGTCAGGGGCTCGCCATCCTCATTCCGGACGATCTCTTCCTTGGCCAGTACCCGAAGGCAAGCGCCATCGAGGTGCTGATACAGCTCTTCGATATCGTTCGTATACTCGATACCGAGGCCACGGCTGAGCGCCTTGCAAGCGGAGACACGCTCGGAATCGTACTGGGTCTTGACCCCAGTCTCCGGGTCAGTGAAGTAACGGGGGGCAATACCCACGAACTTCACATTCCACTTGATAGGGGTACGGGTGGTCTCTTCCTCGGCCAGAATACGGATGATGGCCTCGGTGTTCTCATTGTACTCGCCAACATCGTAAACGTGAACATCACGGACGATCACGTTATACGGGGTCTTGCCATCGAACTTGACGGTCTCGAGCTTTTTGAGAGAATTGAAGTTAAACATAGTATCCACCTCATAATAAAGCTGTTTTCTACAGTGCCCGTGGCGGTTTCGAGAAACGCTAAGCTACTACCGCCTTGCGATATTCAGTTGTCAAGGTACCGCCATTTTTCCCGCTTGGCAAAGCGTAACAATAATAGGTCACGTTTAGGCCCGTGTGCCGGCCCCCCGCTTGGCGGGTCCCCTGTGAACGGCCTCCCCGCCGTTCACGCCCTGAGTATCTCACACCATGCCGAAAGCACAGGGCCGGGGCTGGCCTCGTGTTATAAAAGGTAAGGGTGTGGTGGCTGTGGTGGTGGTGTAGCAAAGTTTTGGTGGCAAGCCGACCCCAAGGCCCCCCAAAAAAGGTAGTGACGGTTCAGACAGAAGGTATATATAATATTCCTCACACGTTTAAGACCGGGGTGGGGGTCAAAAGGGGTAGCCCCCATTTTCAAAAGGGACTCCTGCAAAAATCCTAAGAAGGCCCCTGAAAAATTTTTCCTTGACAAGTAGAAATTTGCACACTATCCTATAAGCGCATAAGGTACCTCCTTTCAAAAGCCCCACGACGGCTGTCTGTGTGCAGACCGCTAATCTGCCCACAAGATACGGGATGGAAATAAGCCGGGCGGTGAAAATCCGCAAGATATAGGTTTCCATTCACCCATCACCTCCTTTCTTTCATGTGGGCGTTCTCCCGGGTGGCAACCAGCCCGGGGGAATGTTCCATGAGGTGATAGTATACAAACGTAAACATTATGGCAAAGAAGAAAGCGCTGACATCCCCGGAAGAAACTGAACAGGAAAAAGAACTTGTCCTCGACTTCGGGGGCGTAAGCGCACCGCAGGCGGCTTTCCTTAACAGCCGTGCCAAGTACACGGCATACGGCGGAGCCCGAGGCGGAGGGAAGACCCATGTGGCGAGACTCAAAGCCGTAGGCCTTGCCATAACATACAAGGGCATCCGCATCCTGATGGTTCGTGCCCACTACCCGGAACTGACAGCGAACCTTGTCGAGCCTCTGATTAAGTGGCTCCCAAAGGATATATATACCTACAACAACACCGAACATAAGATGACGTTTTATAACGGCTCTATCATCAAGTTCGGACACTACGACAGCAAAGCCGCCGAGAACGAGTACCAAGGCGTTGAGTATGACGTCATCTTCCTCGAGGAGGCGACACAGCTCTCAGAGCGAGCTTTCCAGTTTATCGGTTCCTGTCTTCGAGGCGTCAATGACTTCCCAAAGAGAATGTACCTGACGTGCAACCCCGGTGGAGTCGGTCATAAATGGGTGAAGACCCTGTTCATTGACAGGAAGTTCATTCAAGACCCAAGCAACCCGGAGCGGAACCAGAACCCCAACGACTACCTGTTTATCCCGGCGAAAGTCGATGACAACCCTTGGCTGGCTGAGAGCGACCCGGACTATGTACGCAGACTGGCGAACCTTCCGCCAGACCTGATGCGTGCCCACCGATATGGTGACTGGAATGCTTTGTCCGGGGCATACTTCTCAAACTTCCACAGAAGCTCACACACAATAAGCAGATTCAAGATCCCTCATCAGTGGCCTGTCTACCGATCTTTCGACTACGGTCTCGATATGTGCGCCGTGCTCTGGTGGGCGGTAGATGAAGACGGGCGATGCTGGGCCTACCGGGAAGTTGAAAAAGAGGGCTTAGTGGTACAGCAGGCGGCTGACATGATTCTCCAGAACACCATGAGCTATGAGATTCCGGTAGCGACCTACGCTCCTCCTGACCTATGGAACAGGCAGAAGGATACGGGCAAGACAATGGCGGAGCTGTTCATGCAGAACGGCGTTGGTGTGATCCGGTCAGACAACAACCGTGTACAGGGGCACATGATTATGAAAGACATGATGTTGCCCATGCCGCTCACAGACCCGTATGTTATCAACCTCTTCCCGAAGGGCAAGGCTCCGGAGACTATGCCCGGCATCATGTTCTTTGATGATCTCGAGAAAGTCATTGAAGACATTGAGTCGATACAGGCGGACGAGAAGAATCCGAACGACTGTGCGAAAGACCCGCACGATGTTACGCATTCAGTAGACGCCTGTAGGTACTTTGTGATTAACAGGTCACAGAGGGCCAAGGCGAAGACCAAGAAGAAGAGACTGAACCCGCTGGCATTCCTCGAAATCGAAGAAGCATCCGAAGAAAACTACGAAGACTTCATGTGCGGGGGCGAGCCCTCAGCCAGTTACTTATGAAAGGCGGATTGACATGACCCTCATGATCGTAAACTACATCCTGATTATCATCCTCTGCGGACTTAACATATACCTGTTCATCTCTCTGAAGAAGACGAACACACATATCCGGCACATTGCCCTCAGCATTGCAGACGTGCGGGATACAGTCAACCGGGTAGACTCTTCTACCGGGAGTGAAATCTTCCAACTGAGGAAAGAGTTCGAAGCCTTCAAAGATGACTATGGTGATGCCGCCATCGAAGAAATGAGAGAATCTGCGAGAAGAGAGAAAGCTTGGGCAGACGGGATCGACAACATTATGAGCTTCGGCCCCAATGTGTACGGATCCGGTCGTCCGGGACGAGGTGACAGTACATGAACACAGACAAGCTTGGATTGTTCTTTGGCGAAGATATGCCCGATGTAGACTCCGTTTGGAAGTTCTACGATGAGGGTATGCGCTTCAACGACGCGATCAATCTTGAAGACACTGTTAAGGCCAATGAGAATTTCTTCATCGGCAAACAGTGGGAGGGCGTGCAGAGTAACGGTTTGCCCACCCCTGTCTTCAACATCCTGAAGCGTGTTGTTGGATTTGTAACGGCAACTGTTACCACTGACAACCTCCGGGTGAATGCCACGGCCCTGTCCAGTAGCATGAACACCGAGAGCTATCAGGAGCTCGTCCGGATTGTCAACGAAGAGATGGAAGCCGTTATGGAGCACGAGGACATCCCGGCTAAAGTAAGAGAATTTGCGCAGGATGCGGCAGTCCGGGGTGACGGCTGTATCTATGCTTACTGGGATCCCGTGGCGAACATGGGCAACGGCGTCCGGGGCAGAGTCCGGTGTGACGTGCTCGAGAACACCAGAGTCATCTTCGGCAACCCCAACGTCCGTGAAGTCCAGAGACAGCCCTACATCCAGATCATCAGCAGAAACATCGTCCGTGAAGTGCGGAAGATGGCGAAGATGAACGGGAGCCAGGACTGGCGGAACATCGCCCCGGACGACAAGATCAATGACGACGAAGAGCACGTCATGTGGACGGATGACAAGTGCACGGTTCTCCTCACTCTGTGGAGGAATGAGGAAGACGGAACCATCTGGGCTTATGAGAGCACCCAGACCGTCGAGATCAAGAAGCCGTGGAGCCTTGGCATCCGGAAGTATCCTCTCGTCTGGCTCAACTGGGATCACGTCAAAGACTGCTATCACGGGCAGGCTATGATTACAGGCCTGATTCCCAACCAGATATTCATCAACAAGGCGTATGCCATGTCGATGCTGTCGATGATGAGGACGGCTTGGCCCAAGATCATCTACGACAGAACCAGAGTCTCCAAGTGGGACAACCGGGTAGGCGGGGCAATCGGCATTGACGGTGACGTCAACACCGTGGCTCGAATCCTCGACCCGGCCCAGATCAGTCCCCAGATTGCCCAGTACATCCAGATGGCAATCGAAGAGACGCAGGAGTCCTTGGGTGCTACGGCATCTGCCCTTGGCGAAGGTAAAGCCTACAACACTTCGGCTATCCTGTCTCTTCAGCGAGCCGCCAGCACGCCCAACGAAGCGATTAAACAGAGACTCTACCATGCGGTGGAGGAACTGTTCTACATCTTCCTCGAGTTCATGGGCGAGTATTACGGCGAGCGGGATGTGGATATGCCCACTCCCGAACAGGTCAAGCAGGCCTATCAGTTTGCTGGGATGGACGCGCAGATTCCCGACGAAGTGCCGATGCCTTTCGACTTCGGCATCATCAAAGAGAATCCGATGCTCCTGAAACTGGATGTGGGCGCATCCTCGTACTACTCCGAGATCGCCTCCATGCAGACCTTGGACAACCTCCTCCAGATGGGCCAGATTGATATCATCGACTATCTGGAAAGAATCCCCGACAGCTATGTGCCGGGACGCAGAAAGCTGATTGCCAAGAAGCAGGCAGAGAAACGTCAGGCCGAAATGATGCAGATGCAACAGGCCATGATGATGGGAATGCCTCCGCAGATGGCAATGTCTCCATCCGGTGACCAGCCTCCTCAGGCAGGCGTTGGTCAGAGCGGCCCTCCCGAGGGCGGCGGTTCTCCGGCAGACGGAGGCCCGGTGATGGAGAACCTTCAGCAGGAGCCTGAGATCACTGGCGGCAGAGGTTACAGAGCCGCCGCGAGGGCGATCAATGGAGATGCTTGATTGGCTTCTCTTCGCCCTCATCATCACAATGATATTTATGGCGGGACACCAACGCTATAGATAAATCTTTACTCGAAGCCGGGACACCAACGGCGGAAAGGAATAGACAATGGAAGAGAACGAAGTTCTGGAAGCGGAAGTAGAAGAAGTCTCTGACGACCTTGGCGATGTGTTTGACAAGGCGTGGGATGAAGATGACACCGACGATGGGCCAATCGGCGATGACACCTCCGACGAAGTTGAGGAAGGCCAACCCGACGACGACCACGACGAAACCGAAACCGAGGAAGAAGACAAGTCCGAGGAACCGGGAGCTGAAACTGAAGAGGCAAACCAGCTCTTCAAGATTAAGTATAACGGAAACGAGGAAGAGCTGACGCTTGACCAGATGACGGAACTTGCCCAGAAGGGCCGCAATTACGACCATGTTCGTGAAGAGCGGGATAACCTTAGAGGCAAGAGCGGACGGTATGAATCGTTCCTTCAGAAACTGGCTGACAAGGCGGGCGTATCTATCGACGAGCAGATTGACCTGACCGAGGCCATGTGGCTGATGGACGAAGAAGCCGAAAAGGGCAACTCCCTTACTGAAGCAGAAGCTCTCCTGCGCGTGCAGAGAAACAGAAATGAAGTGCAGTCCGAACAGGAGACTCAGGCCGAGAGTAAGGCAGACCTTGAAATCAGCCGATTCATGAAGGCTTACCCGGACGTTCGCGCCGAGAATATCCCCAAGGAAGTCTGGGACGAAGTGAACCAGAACGAAGGGGATTTACTTGGAGCTTACCAGTCTTGGGAGAACCGACAGCTAAAGGCTGAGATTGAAAAACTGAAGAAAGAAGCGCACAACGAGCGCAATGCACAAAGGAGTACCGGGCCTCGAAAGTCGTCTGGTGCAAACAAAGTCAAAGACGCATTTGATGAGGGCTGGGACTCCGAATTCTAAAAAAATTACGGAGATGAATTAAATGGCTACTACCGGCTCCACTGGTGAAATCAACCTCACCGAACGTGCAGACAAAAAGGTTCTTGAGAGATTCAAACTGAAATCTGTTACTCAGGGCCTGTTCAGCAACGCCTACAATTTCACTGGCGTTAAGACCGTTCAGATTCCGAGCATCGACACCGTACCCCTGACCAACTACGATGTCGAGAACGCTCTGGCCTCGAAGTTCAGCCGCTATGGCGACCTCGTGAACCTTGGCGATACCGTGCAGGAATTCACGATGCGTGAGAACAAGTCCTTCCTGTTCGCTATCGACGAGACCTATCAGACCGACCAGCAGCAGATCAAGCGGGCCAGCGAGTGCCTGCGCCGTGAGCTTGACGAAGTTGTCATTCCTTACTGCGACAAGTACCGCCTTGCTCAGCTTGCCACCAACGCTGATGCCGCTGACAAGATCACTCTTCAGGCCGCCCCGACCAAGGCCAACATCCTCGACCAGATCTTCACCTACAACGCCATGATGAGCGATGAGCTTGTCCCTGTTGATGGCCGCGTTCTGTACATGAGCTATCAGGACGCTGTTATGCTGAAGCTGGCCGATCAGGTTGTCGGCATCGACAAACTGGGCGAGAAAGCCATTGTCAACGGCGTGTTCGGCAAAGTTGACGCCGCCCAGATTCGTCTGGTGCCCGCCTCCTATATGCCCAATGGCGTGAAGATCATGATCGTCAAGACCGGAATCTCTCTTGCCCCGACCAAGATCAAGAAGTACGCCATCCACGATGGCGCTCATGTTCTCAACGGCAAGATCGTCACTGGTCAGCTCTACCATGACTGCTTCGTTATGGCTAAGGGCGAGCAGTACACCGACCAGACCGATAACAAGAAGAAGAACAAGGTTCGCGGTATCCTGACCATCGGCTGGTAATCAACTACAGGGCCCCCGCAATGGGGGCCCTATCTTTCGTGAGGTGGTCAAAATGAGCGAATACTTGATCGGGGTAATCATTGGGGCTGTAGTCAGCCTTATTACAGTCCTGATTAACAACTGGCAACAGACCAAAAAGAGAGCCGTTGAGGAGGCCGTCAAGGAGGCCAAACTCGACGCCCGGCTCTGCAACATAGAGGCAAAGTTAGACATACACAATGGCTATGCCGAAAAGCTGGGAGAAATCCAGAAAGACATGGCCTCAATGCGAACAGATGTGGCGGTTATGAAAGCCAACATCGACAACCTCAAGAAGGGGGAGTAAGTATGATGACGAAAGAGTTTTGGAAAGCGGCACTGATCCGCGCACTGCGGACGATCGCACAGACGGCTGTTGCGACCATTGGAACGACTGCCGCTATGCAGGACGTGAACTGGCTTATGGTGGGCTCTACGTCCCTTCTGGCTGGCATCCTTTCGATCCTGACCAGCATTGCGACGGGTCTGCCGGAAGTCTAAGGCAGAGAACGGGGAGCTTAACGCTCCCTGTTCCCGCACCAAGATAAGAACAAAATCCGTCGGAAAATTAAACTTAGATTCCGAAAGAACGGTTTAAGTTTAACGGACTGGCGTTAGGTGAAGGATCATGATAACAGAGGATGAACTGGAAGAGTTCATTGATGAGATATTGAGGGAACAGCGATGACCAAAGACGAAGCAATAAAAGCCGTTGTGACTCTGGCTGAAGGCGAAGTTGGTTACCATGAAAAGGCGAGCGATGCAAGCCTTGACGATCCCGCCGGGAACAGTGGCGGCAACAACTGGACAAAGTATGCGAGGGATTTGGATGCCTTGCCCAATTTTTACAACGGCAAAAAGAACGGCTACGCATGGTGTGATGTATTTGTCGATTGGTGCTTTGCCAAGTGTTTCGGTGAAGAGCGTGGACGGCAGATGCTTTACCAGCCAGAGCAGTCTGCCGGGGCCGGGTGCTTGTACAGCGCCGGGTATTACAAACAGGCAAACGCTTTTCACAGAACCAACCCGAGAGTCGGAGATCAGGTTTTCTTCTCCTACAGCCCCGGAGAGTACAGCCACACAGGCATAGTGGTTGACGTCAACGGCAACACGATCACGACTATCGAGGGCAACACTTCGGATTCCGTGGGCAGGCGAACCTACGAGACGAGCAATCACTCGATTGCCGGATATGGCACTCCCAACTGGGAGCTTGCGGTCGAGATTTGGGAAAAGCCGTGGGTCGTTGTCGTGGACGGCAAAATCGTCAACAGCGGTGATCCCGAGTCAACTGTGGGTCAAGTAAAAGCGGAAAAGGAGTCAACTGCCAGTCAAGAGAACCACAGTTGGGCTCCGCCTCTGTTGAAGTACGCCCCGGATGATTACTACGAAGCCTGCACTTTACTGCAAGCGGCTTTAAACGTGCGGAACTTCAAGAGTGGGAAAGCTGACGGTTATTATGGAGCAGTTACTCAGGCGGCAGTTAATAGAGCCAAAACATACTATGGGCTTGAAGCCGACGGTGTGTGCGACAAGGCTCTGTGGAACAAGTTAGGAATCACATGAGGTGAAACATGAGTTACGGAGGAAAGATTACCATCAACGGCGTGGATTACCCCATTGCTACCACGCTGTATAAACGGTGCACGACAGGTGCGGGAGACACTCCCAAAGTCGTGCCGTTCAGTGATTTCGACACCCTCATGGAGGGCGTCGTACTCGCTGTGTATTTTGAGGAATCCAACACGGCTGTGAACCCACAGCTTCAGGTGGGCACTACACCCGCCAAGATCATTTATACAGACAACCTAAACCCCGTGGGCGATACGCCTGCCACAAGCTGGCCCGCCAAGAGCGTTGTGCTCTTCCTGTATGACGGCAACGTCTGGCGCATCATCAATACGACAAAGGCCCTGTACGCAAAACTGAATGAAATTGACACAGCGCTTTCAGCTGAGGCGGCCCGAGCGGCAGGCGCAGAAGAGAGTCTGGATGCGGCAAAACAGAAGAAGATCAGGAGGGGTACGATCTCCCTTCCTGCCGCAAGCTGGGCTGGGAGCGGCCCTTACACCCAGACTGTTACGGTATCTGGTGCGACGGTCACGGCGAACAGCGTTGTCGATATTCAGCCCGACAATACCGTACTGAGTCATATGTATTCTGTTGGTGTGGCGGCTATCTACATCGCTAACAACAACGGGACACTGACGGCGTATGCGGTGGCAAAGAAGCCCACGGCGAACCTTACTGTGCAGTGCACAGTAACTGAGGTAACGGAGGAAACGTAATGGCGCTGATTGGTAAAGCCGCCTCGGTTCTTGCCCTGAAGGCCACACTTAATATTACGACCAAGCCGGGGGCGACCGTCACGGTCAAGAAGGATAGCATCACAGTTGCTACCCTTACGGCGAATTCCAGCGGCAACTGCTCCCTTGAGATTCTGGCGGCGAACTTCGGGACGTACACCGCAAGCGCAGTTCACGGCACGGCTACTGGGTCTGGCTCCATCAATGTTGTGGATGTAACGACATACAACCTGACGGTTCACATGACGCAGTACTTTATCCAGAACGGCAACTTCGTCAACAGTGTTGGGCACAACTTCGTAGGAGAGAATGCGGGATACTTCAAGGATATGGGCGACTACATTGAGCTGTCCACATATCAGGGCGGTTCCTTTGCTTACGCCGCCGGATACATTACTCCTGCAATTAACTTTGACGGATACTGGAAGAGCCTCATCATCGACAGCAACCAGATTGGCAATGGCGCATGGGTGGGTGTTGCCCCGAACAACACCGCTAATGATATTTCCTTCACCAAGTCCGCAAAGATTTGTGAAAACAACAGGTCAAGCTACACCGGAAGGAAAACATCCACTTGTGCTGTTACGGGTTTTACCGGATCGAGATACGTTGCTCTGCAGTCCCACGCATGGATTCAGTATTCCGGGAGCGACGTTATCGGCTCAGCGGGAATCATCCGCTGTTACAACCTCTATCTGAGGTCTTACTAAGGTGACTGCTTATGGCGAAGATAACTGGAGTTACAAATGATCGGGTGTTCTCTCTCCAGAAATGGATGGGGCTCAACGAGCATCCGGACGGGGATACAAGATTGAAGCTGGGCGAAGCCTCGAAGATGGTCAACTGGCGGATTACTCGTGATGGCAACTTGAAACTTAGGCCCGGTCAGGAGTTTGTCCTCGGCCTCGGCCCGGAATACGGACTGGAGATCGGGCACGAGCTCCGTGAGGTTGGCGTGTATCAGGCGACGGATATCCTGTTCATTTCCGATGAAGTCTCCACTACAGCGAGGCTCGGAACCCTAACAATGACGGGCGGCGACATCGGTACAATCGACAGCGGACGAATTATCCAGCCAAACGCCAGAGTTGCGAATGGCCGCTACACTCCGGCAGGAGATAGTTGGAGCGTAGTAGGCGGGGCTCTGGTAACGGAATCTTCCGCCGGGCAGGCCGTCACCCCGGATGTACTGGCGCAGAGACTGGCGGCGCTTGGCGATGGTGAGTACATCTACTATCAGGTGAGCGGAGCAACCTACGCCTTGCCAAACAACGGAATTGTCCTGAAAGACGACGGATATCATCTGTATGGGCTGTTGGCGACAGCAGAAGCGGTAGGAGACCCGAAGCCAATCTCGGCACTGTGGTCAGGCAAAATGGGCGGGAAGGACGTGCTTCTCGCCGCCTGCGATGGTGCAATCTACAGCCTGTATAACGCAGACGAGGATGTACTCGAAGCCACCAAGGTAGGCGATGCCGCCACAGACAAAGGCGTACACTTCTTCCAATTTGATGGCATTGTCTATGTGTTAAACGGTTACGAGTACTACAAGTACGATGGCGTCAACCTCGTGAGGGTACACGGCTACAGACCGTTGGTTGCCCTGAGCATCGGCCCACAGGGAACAGGGGACGCCGGGGAACTGACAAGCGAGTACGTCAACCGACTGAACGCCGAAAGGCGTGTATGGATTTCTCCTGACGGCTCAACCAATCCCACATTCCAGCTCCCGGAGAAAGACATTGCCAGCATCGACAAGGTAATCAACCTCAGCACCAACAACATCGTTGATGCAACGACAGGCTATACCGCAGACCTTGTTGCAGGAACCATCACGTTCAACGGCACGATGCCAAAGGCGGTAAACAGCTACGAGATTCAGTACAGTGCCAAGTCGGATTACCGCAGTCAGGTAACGTCCATGCTCTTCTCTGAGTTTTATTCGGGCACGACCGATACCCGTATCTTCCTGTATGGTGACGGCTCAAACAAGACGATCTACTCCGGCATGGACTACGATGGCGTGCCACGGGCGGATTATTTCCCAGACCAGTACGAAGTGGCAATCGGTGATGCGAATGAGCCCATCACATCCATGATTCGTCATGGCGGGGCTCTGATCGCATACAAGCCCAGAGAGTGCTGGAGCCTTCAGCATGGTGTTGTGGAACTGGCAACGGGCGATCTCACGCCAAGCATTTACACGACCCCTGTGAACAGGGAGCGTGGGAACGAGGCCATTGGTCAGGTACGACTGGTGGACAACTCCCCGATCACTGTATCAGGGACGGAACTGTACAGGTGGGGCAGTGTATCCCGGTACTCTTCGGCAATAGGCCGGGACGAGAGAAACGCCCAGAGAATCTCCGACAGAATCCAGACGAGCATCAAGGAGCTGAACTTCAAGACCGTCAGGATGTGGGACGACAACGACCATCAGGAATTCTACCTGTGCGGCGAGAACATGGCCCTTGTCTGGAACTACTCCAGAGACTGCTGGTATCGGTATGAGAACTTCGATGCCACGGCTATCTGCTCCTTCCACGGCGATCTATACATCGGCTCACACGACGGAAAGATTCGGAGAATGAGCGACTACGTTGTGGGCGATGACGGCATCGAGATTGTGGCTGACTGGGAGAGCGGAGCTATCGACTTCGGTGCGGCGTACAGCCGGAAGTACTCGGCGGCCCTCTGGATCGGCATGAAGCCTATTGAGGGAACCTCTGTGAATGTCACTGTAGAGACCGACCGGAAGAATACGTTCCATGAGAAGGTTGTGGCAAGCACCAAGGCAAAAGTTCCCGGACAGCCGTTTATGGCGAGATCGAAGATCAAGGCCAAGAAATTTGTCTTCTATCGGCTGATCTTGAAGGTAAACAAGCGGATGCTCCCAACTACGATAACCAATGTGGAAATCCGAGTGAGAATGACGAGTGATGCGAAATGATAAGTAGAAATATCAATGACGATAGTACGCTGGCGTATCTGTTCAACAAAGGGGATAAAAAGGTCGATGCCTTAAGGGCGGACTTAATCAATCTTATTTATCCCGTTGGCAGTATCTATATGTCCGTAAACAGCGCAAGCCCGGAGCGATTGTTCGGTGGAAAGTGGGAACAGATCAAAGGGCGGTTCCTGCTTGGAGCTGACGACACATACAATGCCGGGACTGTCGGCGGAGAAGCAACACACACGCTGACCGTCAACGAAATGCCAGCCCACGATCACGCACAGTATGCAAACGTCGGGAATGCGGCCACTGGTCAAACAAACTTGGACGACATCTGCGGGTGCAATAACATCAATGCCCAAAACGCATTGATCGGGGACAGAAGAACCACCAAAGAGGGCGGCGGTGCGGCCCACAACAATATGCCTCCATTTTTGGCAGTATACGTCTGGAAGCGGACGGCATAAGGAGGAACACATGGTACGAGAAATCTATGAAGTATATGCACAGATTGTGGATGCAAACGGGAACTTTGCTGACCTTCAAAATTACCCGAAAGTGGTTGATTCCAAAAATTACGATAACAACATCGACCGGGCAAAGATGAGGGCATATGCCTATTTGTACGACGCACTTGCGAAGATGGGCGTGAGGGACGACAGGCAGTTGCAGTTTGCGACAATCATCCGAGTAAATGACGGACAGCAGATTGCTCTGGAGTGCTTTGGCAGGATTGCAGACCTACCCGACCCGCCGCCTCCCGAGGAGGCTCCTCCCGAGCCGGAACCCGAACCGGAGCCGACAGAAGAGGAAACCCCGGCAGAGCAGGAAGAAACTCCTGAGGAGGAAGAAACATGATTCAGCGAATGCGGAACAACATCACGGTGAACGTCGACGGAGTTGATCTGTCCACGGTAACCAACATCGAGGTGTTTCTTAGGCAGGAGAGTACCGGAGTGGAACGTCTGATCTCCGGGGCGAGCATCAGCGCAGATGGCAATGTGCTCGTCTTTGAATTGCCCAAAGAGCTTGGAATGCAGTTGGAGGCCTCTCCTCTTAGGGCTCAGGTTATGTTCACGAGGGAAAACGGTCTCCCGGATGCTACAAGTCCTTTCAACATCCCAGTTCGCGAGTTGATGAAGGAGGCTGGCTATGGCAGTTGACGCTTATGTTGTAGACGATGGCGCAATTGCGGCAAGCGTAACAAGCAGTGACGACAGCAACGCCTCCGTCTCCAACATCCAGTTTATCAAGGGCGACAAAGGCGACAAAGGCGACAAAGGCGACAAAGGCGACACCGGAGCCACAGGCCCGCAAGGCGAGAAGGGTGACAAAGGCGATACTGGTGCGACTGGCCCACAGGGCCCTCAGGGCGAACAGGGGCCTCAGGGCGAACAGGGGCCTCAGGGAGAGCAAGGCATCCAAGGCCCCCAAGGCATTCAAGGGGAACGCGGCCCAAAGGGAGATCCCGGCGAAGTGACTCAGGCGGAGTTTGATGCACTGGCGGCTGATGTGGCAGATATAACAGGGGTACCGCCCGGAGGCGTCGCTGGGAAGGTCTTGGTAAAAAATTCGGCAACAGATTACGACCTTTCTTGGGGAGACGGCGGTAGCGTACTGACCATCGAGAATGTGCCAGTTACTGAAAATGGTACCACTATAGCAAACGCCGTTCCGGGAGACATCATCATCGTCAATGACCCGAGAATCACAGCAAACCACGTTGTCAAGGATATAAGGTTGGCAGACCCGACGGCAATCCCGATTGCCTATCTCCTTCCATGGACGACCGGAAACGGAACCTTGGTAGTCAGTGGGATTTGCATTGCGGCCACTACAGCGTCTATTGACCTCGTGCTCAAGAGCAGTTAAGTGGAGGACTCAAATGGCTTCTGGAGAGTTTTTATTATCAACAATTCAAGGCCCAACGCTGGTTGAGGCAAACTCGGAAATTGCCGAGCACTATGGAGATGGACTGCACGACTTGTACGTTTACCGAGAGGGTTCTTTTGTATTCTTGAACGGAATACTTAAGCCCACTGCCGCGATATCTGGAGGCACGCGGGTTACGCTTGGCACGATTCCGAATGGGTTCCGGCCAAAGGGGAACCCGGGATTCATGATTAGCATTCCGAATATTGGCTCCGGCTGGTTTGAGATTGGGATCACTACAGCGGGCTTGATTCGATTCAACGCAGGCGGGCAAACCATTCCCGTTGGCACAAAGATTTCGTTTGGCAATGTATTCTGCGCGCAGTTCTAACGGAGGGCAATAATGGCTTACACAACTACAGGAACAGTGACTGGCATGGACGTCTTCCAGAGGGCGATCAACCTGATGGACGAGCTGAACGATGCCGGGCAGTACAGACACGATGATACCGTAGAGTATCAGAACAGAACCCTCGCAATTCTGAATATCCTTCAGGGCGAGCTGTACTTCTACAGCGACACCTTTCCCAAGCGGCAGGAGTGGGATGCCGGGCGGAGGCCAGTACTTCAGCCGATCACCAGCCTCTATGAAACCATCGACCTTGACGACTACTGTGCGGGAACGGTCATGCCCTACGGACTGGCGGCTCACCTGTTGCTGGATGAGAACCCCTCCTCCGCAGGATATTTCCAGCAGAGGTACGAGGAGCTCCTGAACAGGCTTAGGATGGGCATCGGCAAAATGGCCGCAAGCGAAGACATTGAGGACATTTACGGGCCCAAGGGCGGACTTCACCCGTACAACGAGTTCAGCAAATGGTGGTGACAAAGATGAGCCCGGACAGCCTTAAGAAACAGATTGATGAGTACTTCGGCAATCTTGGGGAGGGCGTGTTTCCGGACTATGCCGGAATGCTCCTTGACATCGGGCTGTTTCCAGACGAAGTACAGGAGCTCTGTAACCCGGAGGCCAACAAGCGTGCACACGAGTACAGCCGAGTCTTCCAGTACGCAGAGCTCAAGAGAGAGAGCTGGCTCGCCCGGGTAGCGGCATCAGACAGCAGGCTTGCGGCAGGAGCCTTCAACCTCCTGAAGCAGGAGAAGAATGGCGGATACACAACGGCATCCGCTCCGAACAAGGGCAACACTCTCAGGGTTGTAGTAGACAGCCTGCCCGGCGGAGCGGAGGCCCTTAAATGAGGTGAAACAAAGTGGCAAATCTTCAAGACCAGTTTGTGCAGAGACAGAAAGAAAGCGCCGACAAGATCGGCAACTTGTATGACAAACAGTACAACGCCCAAGCGGCCTCTCTGCGGACGGCATACGATCAGAATGTATCGGACGCACAGGCGGCACAACAGCGGATTGCCCCCCAGTACCAGAGTCAGGCGAACCAGATGGCGGCTCAGTACGAGCGCAACAGGAGAAACCTGAACCTTCAGAACATGAACAACGGCATGGGCACTGGCACGGCAGTCCAACAGCAGGAGGCCCTGAACACTGCGTTCCAGAATAACTACTCCGGGCTGAGGGGGCAGGAGGCTCAGGCGCAGAATCAGGCCGGGCAGAACATTGCGAACCTTGGCGTAGACTACCAGAATAAACTGACTGATGCCCGGGCAGAGGCCGAGAACAAGAAGGCCGCGTCTCTGGTGGAAGACCAGAACAAGCAGAATGAATGGTATGACAATCAGGCCAAGCTCCTTGCCGGGTATGGCGACTTCTCCGCATACGAACGGCTGTACGGAAAGGACGCCACAGAGCAGATGAAGAAAGTCTGGGCGATTCAGAATCCTGAAGTGGCTCTCGGAGCTGGCATTATTGATGCGGCGACCTACAAGAAGTACACGGGGCATGACGCCGGAACTCGGTGAGGTGACTGAAGATGGCAGATACCACGACTGAAGAAAAGAAAGGCCCAACTCTGGAAGAGCAGTTTAAGGCCAGAGAGGCTCAGTCCCAGCAGGGAATCAACAAAATCTATGACACGAACCTGAGCAACCAGAAGGAAGGACTTCTGAATGCCTACAACGCCAATACTGCGGCTCAGGCCCAGCAGAGGCAGGACATTCAGAAGAACTTCGGCGTTGCCAATTATGACATCGGTGTTCAGAACGATAGAAACGACCGGAACGTCACGCAGTTCGCAGATGTGCGGGACGTGAATACCGGGCTCGGTTCCCAGCATAGACTCAATCTCAACAATGCCCGTAATAACGCTACGGGCAAATTGGCTTTTCAGCAACAGCAGGCCTTACAGGAATCCGACAGACAGGCCGCCCTGATGGAGACCACCTACAAGAACAGAGTAGCCGCCGCCTTGGCAGACAATGACTACAAACGTGCCGCCGCCTTAATGGACGACTATAACAACCAGAACAACTGGCGTGAACAGCAGGCTCAGATTCTTGCCTCCTTCGGTGACTTCAGCGGTTACAAGCCTCTGTATGGCGATGAGACCACCGGGCTCATGGAGAAGACTTGGAACGCTCAGAATCCTGATGCCGCATACAGGCTTGGCAGGATTGACGCCAACACTTACAAGAATATCACTGGTTCTTGGCCCAGAGGATATACTCCTCCGTCCAGCGGATGGGGCGGTCTTTGGGGCTGGGTATCTCTGCCCGACAAAGGTGGCCCGAAACCAGGCACGTATGTTCCCCCAGCCTATACCGACCCGGGCTCAGACGGACAAGGCAACTCTACAGCTATATACGTTCCACCGAGACGTTAAACGAGGTGAGAGATAGTGGCAGAAAAAGAAAACGTTCCTGCAAGCTCCGGAAGCAATAGTGCCAGCGCGCCTGCTCCAAGTAAGGCCGCTCCAAGCAAAGCCAGCTCTGGTAGCGCAACCCCATCCAAAGCAGTCCCGAGCAAAACCTCTTGGGCTAATGATCCATATATCTCCCGCAACATAAACGCAAACCGTGGGCTGTATGGCGAAACTCAAACCGAGAAAGCCCACAGGGCGGCAGGCGGATATGTATCCCCACAGCATCAGGCTTATGTCCAGAGTGTAAAAGACCAGAAAGTGGGAGCTCGCTATAGTGAGATTGCAAACTATCTGAACAGCGGCAACCTCACCATAGAGAAGACGAAATCGTATCTGCAAGAAGCCGAAAACTTCATCAACGGGGACAACGGCCACGAGCTCCTTGAATACGACGAGGCAACCGGGAAAGCAACCTACTCCGACAGGTCTTGGTCTGACGAGTGGACAGACCTTGCCAACCTGCTGAGAGATGCCGGGATGAAGGCCTCCTATCAAAACGAGATTGAGGGCCTCAAAACAGGTATAGCCAGCCGCAACACGCTTCGCCAAGCCGCACAAAACAGGGTAAGGTCAGCTACGTCTCTCGCAACCAACCTCGGCGGTATAGACGAAAACGGCAACATTGTTGAGGGTGACAAACACGCCCTGACTTCCGGCTATTGGAAGAATATCATAAAGGGCTACGACGAGCAGGACGCAATAGACAACGCAAAGCTGACTGCGCTTCAGAATGAAATGTATGAGGCGTTCAAGACCGATGAAGTCAGAAATGCCGAAGCTATCCTACAGAGTGCGGACAATGATGCCTACGCAACCGACCCCAGTATGCTTGTCAGCAAAGAGGCGAGAAACCTCGCCCAAATGCAGATAGACAACTATAACCTTGAACTTGGCCTGCCCACTCGCTACATCAGTGAGACCGATGCAGACAGGTCCGTCGTCAAGAGCGGAGCGCACGGCATCGAAGGAGCTCTTGTTGGGGCCGCCGGAACCATCAACAAGATGGCCGACCAAGCCAACGGAGAGATGAAGCTTGGCTCTGAGACGCTTGTCTTCAATGGCACGGAGTGGGTGCAGAAGACAGAAGAAGACACGCCGAAAGAGCAGAGGAGAATCGGCGGTGAACTCGTTCCAGAAGCGGGGGAGATCGCCAAACAGCAGGCTATTGCCAACGATACGCCATTCAACCCGGACTCCGACCCGATAAAGGCGCAGACAGCCAAGCGGGCGCAGGAGTACCTCGACAGCAGAGCGGCTGTATGGTCAAGAAATGCCACCAACCTTCAGGCGCAGTACGACAAAAACGCAGAACGTATAGCCGAAATCGAAAAAGCTGACAGGTCAGCACTTGACCCACAGGCAGTAGCAGAGCTCGCCAGAGAAAGAGATCGGCTGAAAAAAGAAAACAAAGCGCTCGAAAGAGACATCAAGGACGCCCGGGACATCGCCACACAGTACGGTGGAGGACGGGGCTCGATCAGCTATTATCTTCGCACTGGCGACAGGGAAGGTTTCGCCGGAGCCCTCGACCAGATTTCTTGGGACTTGGGAGACAAGGCTCAGGAAGAGCTCCGCAAGGCACAGGAAGGCCGGAACATCGTTACCAAGACCGCCATGAACATGGTGAAGACTGGCATGGAGATGGGCTTCGATTCCGTTGTCGGAGCCGCTACGGGCGTCGGCGGACTGCCCGTCATGTTCGCCAGAGTCTTCGGTCAGGCAAGCCAAGAGGCTAACAGAAAAGGGGCCTCTTTAGACAGGCAAGTCCTTTACGGACTGACTGTCGCAGGAATTGAGGTTCTGACCGAAAAGATCGCTGACTTTGCTGGCGGGGCAATCTACGGGAAAAGCTTCACTGGAGACCTTAGCAAGAAGCTCATTCACAAGCTGAACGCGTCTCCGAACTGGGAAACATTCCTGTACGCAGTTGCAGACACACTCGGTGAAGGCGCAGAAGAAGGTCTGTCAGACATTCTCGCTGGCTTTGCCGATATGTGGATAGAGTACGATAAGGAGAAGGGCTTCTTCCAGAACTGGAAAGACCTTGGTGCAGACGACCGGGCAAACATTCTCTACGACGTACTCCTCGGTTCTCTTATGGGCGCAGTTGGTGCTGGTGGGGCCGCTGTTACAGGCCAGTACAGCGCTGAACTCGCTGAGCAGTACAATGCCGACTTAGCAAAAGATATAGACGCAAGAAAAGGAATTCGAACCGCCACAAACGAAAAGATCGTTCAGGCGGCGCGAAGAGACAGCGCGTCAAGCGATACGATCGCCGCAAAAATAATCGAAAAAGGCGACAGCGTTAGCAGTAGCCGCCTGACGAGCTGGATTAACCAGATGCTCATGCAACCGTCTGAGCGGCGGATGTTTGAGAGCATGACGGGCCAGAAGGTCACGGGCGTCAAGAACGAAGATCAAAGAGCCTCTGTTCGCCAGATTCTGAAAGACTTTCACGAGAAAAACGGCAGAAATACCCTCGAAGGCAGTCTCAACAGAATTCAGGTCGAAGAGGGCGCCTCTATCAAAGAACAGGAAAGCAAAGACTCTCGTATTACCAAAGCGAAAAGAAAGGTTGAGGCGCTTGCGGAGCGTGTCAGGAACGGGGAAGACGTCAACGAAATTGACCCGAGAGACAAGCTCACCAGAGAAGAGGCGTCCATACTTGTCGCATCCGGTATCATGACGAGAGAGCAGGCCAACGAGGTTGCTATTCCGAGAGGCACACGCATCGCAACCGACCAAGAGATTACTAAGGCCGGAGAGAGAAGAGCGAAGGGCATCAAAGGATACGTCGGAAGAATCTTAGAGTCGGATCTCAATCGCATGGGAAGAAAGCGGGGGACTACTCCGGACGTTGCGCAAGGGGAGGCCGACGAAAAAGAGCGTAACTCGAAGCTTATGAGCGGCCTGAAAGAGATCGACAAGAAAAAAGTGTCGGGCAAGAATGTTGACAGCAGTGGTAAAATAGAAGAAAGCAACATTCGCAAGACCACTGCTCAGGCGATCTCAGAGGCCGAGGACGAGCTTGGCATAGAAAGGCAAGATGGCCAGAGCCTGCCAGAACGGCTCTCCACCCTTGAGAGGGAACTTGGTCTTCCGTCTGGTGAAGGCCAGCCTGCAACAGCCAGACAGCGTGCAATAACGAGGGCGCTCTTTGGCGAGAATGTTACGCCGAACAATGAGGGTTCTAATAGCAATCCGCCAGTAGAAGCAAAAGCTGAACCAGAAAGCGAGAAGCCTGTCGAAGAAGAGCCCGTTATTGAAGAACAACCCGAAGCGCCAAAAGTCGAAGAGCCAGAACAAGATAACGTCACAGAGGAGCCAGAAGAAGAACCCGAAACACAGCCGGAGGAGCCAACCAAAGCAAGCGAGGACGAGGTTCCTGCGGAGCCTGCAAACAACGAAGAGACCACAGGCCAGCCAGCCAGTCAGCAAGAAGGCCCGACAGACGAAGACGTTGCTGAGATCGTTGCCCTTGCGAAACAGTACGCAAAGCAACAGCCTGCCGATCCCAATGCGCAACCTAATTATGAACTTAGGGATGCGCTGATGAGACAGGCTGAGGAGAAGGGTGTTCGAGTCTCGTTTACGTCGGAAGGTGTCAGTGTCGGGGAGAAGTCCGCAAACGGGTACTTCTATTATGGAGAAGATGCTGACGCCCAGCCTGAGGGCTCTAATGAGCCTGAAACACCGGATAACTCAGCAAGCTTGCCAGAAAATGACGAAGCACCTGCTACGCCCGCTGAAAAGACAACTGCCGGAAAAGTCCACAACAACGCTATCGAGCAGATAAGGAATTTCAGCCTCTCGGTTGATGAACTCAGTAAGCTAATCCAGTCCAAAACAGTTTCGCTCGAAGAAATATCCGAGATCGTTGGGAAGAAGTTCTCTCGAGAAACAAAAGCAGGCAAGGCAAAATCTGAAACAGAGCTCCGCCGCCAAGTCAGACAGTGGTACGTTCAAGCGAAAGCGGAGCACAATGCTCAGCTAAGCGAAGCAGACCAGAAGATTCTCGAAGCCGCTAACAAGAAAAGAGCAAAGAACAAAAAACAAGCCGAAGAACTGAGCTCTGAACGTGCGCAGGACAGGGCGGACGAAGAGTCGGGAATTAAATCTAAAGACAAAACAGAAGACCTTACCAACAGCGTTGCGAAGCGAATCCCGTGGCGTGCGCCGACTGCAAAAGACTACGATTCGATTAGGACGTGGATTGTCGACCAGATCACAAAGGGAGACATTACTGCGGAAGAGATTTCGGAGTTACTGCAGAAGAACATCCACTCGAAAGAATTGCATGAAGACTTCAAGGCCTTGTTGCAAGGCAAGGGCGATACAGAGTCTTTGAATGAAAAAATAAAAGGCGGCTACAGCCAGCGTCTTATAGACCTTGCCAACTCAGAGCTGACACAAGAGGAAAGCGATGCTGGCGTAAAGCAAACCCTCATGCCGAATGTTGTACGAGAATACATTATTCGTGGAATCAACGATCTGGCCGGGGTTGATATTGGGCTGAAAGGGGACGCTGTTCAGCTTTCAGACATCAAGTCGGTTATTGATGAGTGGCGAGGTAAAGAAGCACCAACACTCGTCAGCCACGTTGAACTTGAGCAAAAAGCGGCAGAGCAGAAAAAGCTTGCCAACGAGGCCAGACTGAAGTTTGAAGAAGAAAGCAAACAAAGAGTTGCGAGCAGAGAACAGGCTCCGGTTGTTGTTATCCAAGAGGGGACGAAGCCCGCAAGCAACAGCGTTAAGGCAAAAACCGCAAACCCTGTAGAAACCGCAAAGGCAAAGACGCTAAAGGGAATGAACGCCGTTACGTCATTCGCTGAGAGCGCCCTCAAGAATGAGCTCCCGACCGGAGAAACCTCGGCAGAAGAAGCCGCGTCTATTTTCTCTACCGAGCAAATTGAGGCGCTCGCAAAACAGCACGGCATAGCCCCAGCAGAGGTAAGAGTTGCCCTTAAAGCGGCGGCTAAAAATGTTTTTGGCAAATCCTTCAAAAACGACCCGACCGCAATCAGTCAAGACGACCTAATCAAAGAAATCGACAAGCTGAGATCAAAAGGAGGGAAAACCAATGTTAGAACCACGCGACCAGTTGACCCCAGAAGAGTACCAACTGGAGCAGATGTATTTGAACGTGATTTCCGAGCCATCCCCGGAAGGCGTCCACTTTCCGAAGAGCGAGCGAACAACGGCACGGCAACGTTCAGAACTGAAGTCGAAGTTGCGGAAAAAGCGGGAGGAAAGCTCGTCTCGTATGACGAATCAGACGAAGCAACGAAAAGAGTAGTCGAACGGTTACTCAACGGCGTTGAGGGTGACGAGAAGAGCCGGATTCCGTTCGTGACTATCATAGACTGCTCAAAAATGAGCGAAGAAGCATATGACGAAATTGCTCACGCCGGAATTGTGTATCCAGACACCCCTGAAATAGGCGTTTTTATTTACATTAATGCTCCCGGAAAAAAGAGAATTCCGAGAGGCATAGTAATTCTCCATGAGCCAACGCATTATTTTGTTGCTGAGTATGAATTAGATAGAGAAGACGACGAAGATTTCGAAGGCATAGATTTCGACAGCATTCTGGCAAAGGGAACCTCTTCTCAGCCTGCGCAAAATGAAGCCAAAGAAGAAACAGTTGACAAAATAATAAGAGCACAGCTATCGTACGCAGGTTATTCTTCGCTCAAGAACTATCTTCCGTCCGAAACAGAGTATACTGAAGCAGACTTCAAAAAGCTACTCGATTCAGACATACAAACCATTACGTCGAAAGTGTCCGAACTTCTTACGGAAGACGCCTTTGGCATTCAGGCAAATTATTCCAAAGAGTTTTGGGATGAAGTCAAGGAAGAGGCGCTTGCAAACCTCGCCGCTGGTGCGCCAATATTCGAACCCGATATAGTCGCAATGAAATCGGGCTTCCGAAACGCTCTTTATGACTCCGGGATCGTGCCGCGAGGCTATTACGAAAACTTGGACGCCGTAGCCGACGAGTTTACGAAGGCGCAAGCTAAGCGCAGTGAAGCGGTTGTTGAGCGTAAAGAGGCTGATGCCAAAATAATCGAAACAAAAGAAGCGGTCAGAAAGCAAATTCAAAAGTTCGCAAACGGGTTGCAGGCCAAGAATATACCACCCGAGAATGTCCTCACTGACCCAGAATCGAAGATTATTAAAACTATTGCTGGCGTATACAAGGTTAGTCCGCAGACTGTCGTAAAAGAAGCCAAAAAGCTTCTCGGTGTCGATCAACCAAAAAGCAGACAACTTATAGACAAAGCTACTGGCGAAGAAATCCCCACGCCACACGAGCGCAAGATATCTCAAGCGGCGGCAGACTACTGGCTTAGCAGGAACGTTTCTCCTGAGGGTGCTATCAACACTCGTACAAACAAGGAGTATGCCAAGTATACAACCGAAGCTGAGCGTCGCAGAAACGGCGGGCCAATAGACTATAAGAGTGTTTCGGACGTCTCCGTTGCCAAGACCGCAGGAGAGAACGTAATCAACGGGCTCGCCAAGTACGGGTATGAAGCCGTTGTTGAGTCCTATAAGGCACTTGCCGCAAACATGGTAAACGACGACCTGATCGCCCGAGAAATTGTGACGTTGGCAGAGGCGATTGACCAAGAGCTCTGGTATCGCACAAACCATGAGGGCCGCTCTGTCGTTAGCAACTTGTCTGGATCGAACGATATCCTTGCGCATGACAGTGGCGTATTGTGGCGACTTGCGGCAGACGTAACAGGCAAAGCCGCATCCGTCTTGAGAAGGACAACGGTACTTACGCCTGAACTGCAAACGATGAACAACTTCATCAAGACATGGGCCAAGAACAAGACTCCTGAATCAATCGACCCGATGTCTGACAACGCAGTACTGATTCGTTTCGGTCAGGACACGGTGGAGCGTGTTAAGGAGATCGAGGACGACTTCAAGGCCGGGAAAGAAAAAGAAGCCAGGCAGGCCATGATAGACGTCCTGAAAGAAGTGAACCGCGTTCGAAATGTCAGAGGCATATTCACCGACATGAAAATTGGCGGAGAATTTGCAGGCAAAACGGCGGCAAAGCTCGAGGGCAAACTTCTTGATAGAGTCCTGAAAAAATCAGACTTTGAGACAATTAAGATGCTGACCCTTGGCAGTTTGAACCGAATTAACAGCGACTTCGAGAAGGTTCTCGTAACCAACACGATCAACCAAATCCGGTTTATGAATATGCTGTCCGCACCGCTGACGACGTTGAACAACCTCCTGAACAACTTGGAGAGCTCAACTTCCGGGGCGCTGGCGAACAACTTGGCGTATCATCTCCTTGGCAAGAAGACAGCCGAGATCATGGGAGAGCAGACCCTCGTAAAAACAAACAACACTCTGCGGAGCCTCCTTCCGTTTACAAAGGTCAACAAAGAACTCAACGACTACATGAAGACCAAAGGGGCCGAGTCGGTCTTGAGCCTCTTGTATGGGCTGGATGTTGACGAGGGCAAAATCGACCTGAATCTTGGCGCTAAGCACAATCAGAACTCCGGAGGTTTCGGTGAGTTTGTTGCCCGGTATTCACTGCTGACTGGCCTGAAGATGACGACAACCGATGCGATGGCCATTGCCAGAGCCTATAAAGGCATGGAGATGGAAATCGACAAGCTGAAGGTCACCAAAGAGCGCAAAGACGTTCTTAAACAAGTTGCGATGCAACAGGCCCGTACGCAGATGTACCACAACAAGGACAGCAAGATTGCCAAGGGCATACTCAGTCTCCGAGAAGGGCTCGACAACGCAACGAAGATCAACAAAGATTCGTCGCTTGGCCTTGGAAGTGTCATGGTTCCGTTTGTGCAGGTGCCTGTCAACGTAGCCTCAAGGGCTCTCGAAGCCACACCCGCCGGAGTTATGTACGACCTTATTGTTGGAGGCATTCGGCTACACCAGTTCCAAGCGAAAGCGGATACCTACAGACGCGTTCAGGATTTGCTCAAACGTGAAAGCGACCTAAGGGATGGCAAGAATGTCCCGGCCCTCACAGAAGAGGAAACGGATTTCTTGGAAGAAAACCGCAACGCTGAAATGCCGACAGACTTCGAAGTCCAGAAAGCCGCTCAGATGATCGGCCACGCAGGAGTTAATTCGAGCGCACTATTAGTTGGCATACTGCTTTCAGCAATGGGCGTTCTTAAAAATTTCGATGACGAGGACGACGAAGAACTGAAGCGCCTTGCAAAGGAGAAGGGATACACTGGTCTTCAGCTAAACACATCAGCCATCCTGAATGGTGGAAAGTGGAATGACGACGGCGACAATGTAATCGGAGGAAGCTGGCTTGAAGTTTTGTCTGTTCCGCTTGTCGCAGGACACGCCGCTTATCAGGCTCTTAAGAGTGGCAAAAGTACAGGGGACAAGCTCAAAAAGCTTGCTCTCTCGACAACAACGACGGTCTCTCAGGCGATTGACATTATCGCCGCAATGCCCGGCGTCGATCAGTTCTACGATATGTGGAACGCATACCAGAATTTGCAGAAGTACACGCCGGAGCAGGAAGATCGCCTCGTTAAAACTGGCGAGTCCATATTGCAGTACGGTACAAACACGCTCACTTCGTTCGCGATCCCGAACTCCATTGCCACGTTTACGGCTGGCCTCGACAACACCGTCAGAGACATCTACAATGAAGACGGGGTTGGTCAGGTAATGGCTAACATCGTCAAGAGCAAATTGCCGTTTGCAAGGCAAACTATCAACCCGATGAAAGACTCGACGGGTAATGTTCGCACGTATGGGTCAAACCGCTTCATGGGCGTGCTCAACAAATTCATCTTGCCCGGGACTGGCGTGAAAGTCTGGAGCCGAAGCGAACTCGAGAGAGAATACGCTCGGCTGAAAGATGGAGAAGACGGCGTAAGCTATGATCTCATGCCAAGAAAGTCCGCACCGAAGTACGCAGAGATTGACAAGGTTAAGTACGACTACAATGCGGATGAGCAGAGGCTTTGGGACGAGCTAAACACGAACCTAATTGTCCAAGGCCAGAACATCCTCATCAAGACGGACGGCTACAAAAACATGACCAAGGACGAGCAAGGGCGTGCCCTCTCCGATGTAAAGACGCTTGTTGGGCTTGTCGCCCACCAGACCATTCTTGACGCAAAGGGGCTCGATGACGTTCACGTTGATTTGAAGGGCTGGGAAAAGGCATACTTCGGATCACAAGACAATCCGCCAGACTTCAAGGGGCTTGGAAATTTCCTTGTCGCCAAGTACACATTCAGAGACATTTGGGATAGCAAAAACAATACATTTGCAGACCCAGAGGCCGCAGACAAGTTTATAACAGACATTTACGGCAAGCTTGACGACACTGCGAAGACCGTACTTGACAGCTCCTACAGTTGGCTCGACCAGTTCTATAAGGCGAAAAAGGATGCTGGATTCACGGCCAAAGAGTTTGCGTATGTGAAAGAGCTCAAGGATAAGTATTCCGATATGCAAGACCAGATGCGAGGCCTCCCCGATGACGATGCGCTCAAAGAGTCTATGGGCCTGTTGAACAGACATATGGATGCGGAGTTTGAGCGTTACTTCGGTGGTCGTAGCAAGAAGTCCATGTGGGCGCAGGATAACATCAAGCTTGGCACGTACATCTCTGCCAGCACAGAGACCACAGAGAAGTGGCAAACCAACACGTCGCTGTCTACAACTGAAATAGACTCTTGGCTTACCCACAAGTCAAAGCTTGAACCAAAGGGCGGCTACAAAGAGCCCAGTATCAACCAGCTCCTTCTCGAAATCCGTGACTTCAATGGGATTAGCGCAAGTAGCCAGAAAGAGCTTGAAGAGAAGCGCTGGGATATGGTTGTGCAAATGCTCGACTCAAAGAACTCTACTGCTTACGAGAAATATCTCAAAAAGTATAGGGACGAAGGGAAGAGCGTGAAGTACGCTCTCGACAATGCAACCTATTGGTACACAAGCGACTACGGAAAACATTGGCAGAGGCGAAAGTACACCACAATTTATCCCAAGGACAACTAAACAAAAAAGGACGACTTTATGTCGTCCTTTTACTTTCCCGTTGAGCCAAAGCCTCCGTCTCCACGTTCCGTCTGGCTTAGCTCATCTACAATCTCTATCTCCGGGGTCAGTACCGGGAGCACCACCAGTTGGCAGACCTTCTGCCCGGCCTCGAACATCACAGCCTCCGGGCCGTGGTTGAACAGCACCGCACTGATTGAGCCCCTATAATCTGCGTCGATTGTCCCTCGACACGTTATGCCTTTGGCCATCAGCCCTGACTTACTCGTAATCAGCCCGACTGTGCCCGGCGGCAGTTCAACGTGTACGCCAGTGTCGATCTTCAAGTAGTGACCGCTGTACAGCCAAAATGGCTTAGGTGACTTCAGGTCTAATCCAGCATCTGTGGGATGGGCACGTTCTGGTGCGACAGCACCGGGATCAAGTTTGATTTTCATTTTTATTCCTCCTTAAAAGAAATAGGCCCAAGCGGCGGCAATGGCGGAAAGCATCGAAAGAACGGAAGAGATGATTGCAACGAAGATTGAGAACCGCCCAAGGGAGTCGTTATTGGAAAACCCGGCAAACACGATAAGCGGTAAGGACAAACCGAAAATTACCAGAAAAATGAGAGCCAGTTTTGCAAAGATCATTCGTCCTCTCCTTTCGCTTCTTCTTTCAGCCATTTGAGCCACATTTTTACTGTCTGCTCTCTTGTGTTATACCCCGGTTCGATAAGGTCATCGGCTATCCATTCAGCCAATTCCTCGTCAGAGAGGGAGCGGATGCGGTCTGCGTTGGTGATGGGTTTCGGCTTATAATGGCTCCCATCAAAACACCCCCGGCAGTTAGCTTCAGTTTCCTCAAAAACACAATGCGGACAATCTTCGTTCATCACTCGCCCTCCTCTGCCGGGATGATAGTGGGAGCGTTTGCTTCGACCCATCCTTGACAAAGCAAATCGTCAATGGTCATTTCGACCATGTGATAATCCTCGGTCATGTCATCGTATATCTGTACCTTGATCTTTTCCGAAGCATCAATGAGTCGCCCATGCGGAATAGGGGGCAACCATCTCATCTGCCAAAAGCGGAACAGAATGTTGTCGATTACTGCCATTTCTCCTGGACGCGTTTGAATGTTCGTGCCTTCAATCAGCTTTTTCTTGTAGGCCGCTATGATTTCAAAGCGGTTATCAGTACAGATTTCTCCGTTCATGCTCATTCCTCCTCTGCCGGGATGATAGCATCAATATGATTCTCAATCCAATTTGCAAATACCTCTGGTGTGTATTCATTCTCCGCAAGACTGCGGAGTATTTTGCATAGTGCATCCGCATCAATCAGCCGTCCGTGCGGTGGGACGGAGACGAGAGGGCAATCATCAAGCCGCTTTAATTCTCTTGTCTCTCGTGTATATGCCTTATAACCAAACGGGCAGAAGAATCCGTATTCGTCACCATAGCTGTCCTCATAATGCCCTTCAGCATCACACTCTGCACAGCTTTTCGGCATCTTCATGCCCCTGATATAAACGCCCATGCTCATTTACCTCTCATGCTCAAATTTATCACCAATGCGACAACTCCCATCACAAAGGCGATGAAAGACCATCCACTCATCACGATCATACTCATTCCTCCTTCTCAGGCGGCTCCGCAAAGTTAATCGGCGGCAACTTAATGCTCTTCGCCTTTGGCGGATTTAATTTTGCCTCATACAGAATTCCATCTCTCATGCAGTAGAAATGTCCGTCCGTGATCTTCGCTTTGAAAGCGGCAAGCTCCTCAATGGCATCGGCGGCTTCCTGCACAGCGCTCGCAAAGTCCGCATCGAGTTTGTACGCCACACAGTTTTCGGAATATCTGTGTAACCGATTCACAAGTTCGTCAAACATCGTCTTCCTCCTTTAGTTTCTTTCCGCAAAACGGGCAGTAGCTAAACGCCATCGTTTCATCAAATACAAGTCCACCACAGGCAGAGCATTTGCGGGCGGGGAAGTACGCGAATATCCCGTCCTCATCTGCGAACGGTATGATCTTATCTTCCCACTTGTCTACTTTCATGTCCATTTGACTACCATTGCGCCATCCGGCAGACGGCCCATGTTAGAGAGAATTCGTCTCAGCCTCATGTTCTCCTTCGTCAGATCAGCTATAAGCTCTTTGTCGGACTTGATGACTTGCGCTCCTATTTCAGCCTTTCTTTTCTCTTCAACGGCGGGATTCCAGCCACAGGTTTTGCAGTCATCAAAACCACTGCAAACTATTCCTCCTCTGTAATAGCACCCCATTCGGCATCCTCCCATCCCTGTTCCTCCAGAGCCTCAATCGGAATCTGGTGCTTCAGCACTACAGGCCGGACACCTTCCGTCTCTTTCCGAAGCTCCGCTTTGTAGTAGTTCGCCCAGTGCATCGTGCGCGTGCAGAAGCTTGCGAGGATGCAGTTCAGCACGAGCGATACCGCACACAGCCCGATCAATACGTATTCCATAATTTCCTCCTTGCATACTCAGCCATAAGCAAGGCCTCGGCCATTCCATCCGATTCCTTCCTGTGTCCTTCCACGAACAGGTCTGCCTCCGGGAACAACTGCTTGGCTACCTCGATTGACCTGTTCTTATCTGAGTTCAAACTAAACTCTTTCTTCCATGTCTGTGGGGCGATCTCCTGATACCTGACCTGTTCTGAGTCCATCACGCCCTTCAGCCATCCGTAGCCTTCCCCGAAGGTGAACATTGATACGGAACCCTGTTTGGGCATGGCGTGTACTTTCTCAAGGCAGGCGATAATATCTCCGTACTCCGTAGAGAGATCAACCGCCTCGAAGAATGACGACTTCGTTAGCGGCATACAGTAGAGGATACGCCCGTCCTCTATCACCGCAACACCGCCCTTCTTCCCGGGGTCTATTCCCATGAACATCATTTCCTTCTCTTCCTCCCGTCGTCATATTCCATGTTAAGGTCACAATAGGTGCACTGGATGAACGGAACCCGGATCGTCTTTCGGGTCTTCCGGTCAAAGAAACCATTCATTGGCTTTAGCTTACCTCCGCAGAGAGGACACCTGTGTGGATAATCGTTCAGCGCTTGCTGATATTCACCATAGTCATCAATCTCCTGAAGAGCTTTCCAGTCCTCGAGAATCTCTTTCCAGTGCTTCTTTACATACGGCCTGAATTCCTCTTTGTATACCTTCTCGACTTTATCGAGGATTGGCTCTACCTTAACGTCAGAAATCCACTGGTCTCTCGCAAAAAGTCTCAGCTCTTCTCTGGTCATGGGCGCGCCCTCATAACGCGTAACAGGGTAGTCTGAGATAACAGCCTCATAATCCCGAACAGCCTGCTCAATGATGGCGTTTATCAGATTCTCGTAGGGCTCAGGTAAATCTGTCATGCGACTCTCCCTTCTGAGTGGTTGTTGACGAATTCCACCAGTGCGGCCTCAAGGAAATCCTGCATGGTAGCGAAGCACATCCCGATGTACAGCTTCTCAATCTGTGATCGAAGCTCATCACTCACCCTGAGGCAAAGCCTGTTTGGCTTGTTCTTATTCCCGTGAGAACGCTTCTTCTCCTCACTGATCGCGAGGCCTGGGCCTTGCCCGAAGTTCTCAACGAGTACGGCCTCGGCGGCGGGGGCCAGACAAGCACCGTATTTAAGGGGCTTGCTGACGATTGACGCAACGGATTTGGAGAAGCCGGGGAAGACTTTCTTCAGAACCCGAACCATATCCACTTTGGTGATTCCTACGGTCGAACAATAGAGTTCACAATCTTGCATAAAATCCTCCTCTCAGGACGTGTTGTTTTCAGATTTCGGTCAAAGACGTAAACTTGCACCCGGGAGAGGCCCGACGTTCCCGAAGGGCCTCCCAGAGGCACTTTCCGAAGGTTTAAACCGCCTTTACGTTGCGGTCTCCACATCCACTTCTGCTTCGCCCCTTACGGCTTTGCTGTGGAATGGGTTTTTGCCGAACCGGAAGGGCCAGAGCGGGCATTCCGTTGCCGCGCATTCCCTGACCTCGGCGGAGTTTTCCAGACAGCAACTGAGGCAGTAGGCCCGGATTGCTTTAGCCGGGCCTCTTGGCTGAGGGAGATTAGGTTTCTCCATCTTTCTTCCCCCTTCCGATAATCTTGAATGCCTGACAGGCCTGCTTCTTCTTACAGCCGTCACACTTGACAACCTCGAAGTTCGGATTCACGAGCTCAAGGTCAACCGGGAATGCTCCTTTACATCGGAGGCAGAG